TTTCCAGCTTGTTGGCCAGTTTAGGAGTTAACATGCTAAAAATATACTGGTCAGAATTTCAACAAGATTATGTATTTGTAAATGCAAGCGGTCTTTATGCATATACTTTTAGTTCTCTTGGGTTTTTAGGGTTTCACTATCGTTCTTTAATTGATCTTGAATTTATTTGCGAGGTGACGGATGAAACATAAAAAATTCATTGTTGCAAAAGATGGTGAGTGGATACAGCCAAAGCAAAAAGGTTATTTAATGTCTTGTTGTGACTGCGGACTTGTTCATCGTTTAGATTTTAGAATTGCAGGTGACCTTAAAAAACAAAAGGTTCAATTTAGAGCGTATAGATCGCCAAAGTATACAGCACAACAAAGAAAAAGAAACGGCATTATTTTAAAAGGAGCTTAAGTTTATGAGAAACTGCGTAACACATTTTGCTTGTGATTGTATAACTGAGAAAGTTCTTAAGCTTGAAAAAGAGAATGCAGAATTAAAAGCACAAATAAGATCTGAGTTAATTGAGGGACAAGAACCATCTGAAAGATCGCAAGAGGCAGCTCATTACAATTGGCTTGATGATCAAAACAGACAACTACAGCACACAATTTTTAATTTAGAAAATGAACTTGCAGAAGAAAAAGCCAAGAGTCAGAGATTGGTAGAAGCATTGGAAGGATTTTTAGATGATTGTCACAATCCAGTTTTCGATGATCACAGGCTCGCTTACGTTCACGCTCAGATTTACAGATATACAGTTAAAAAATCAAGGCAAGCATTGAAAGAATACAAAGGTGAGAAATGAACAAAATAGATTATTATTTTATAAGAACAACAGAGCACATTCACAGAGTACAAAAAAATATGCTTACGGTTGTTACTGAATTCAAAAGTGGGTTAAATCTTTCTGACGAGAACTGCAGACAGCTTATGCTTAACGTTATGAATCACGACAGATCAAAATATTCTAAACAGCAGTTTATTCCCTACATTGAATTAACTGAGTATTATCGGCAAAGAAAAGAATTAAAAAATTTAGAATATGATTATCCATCTAAAGAAATTAAAGACTCAGTGGATAAAGCAGTTTTACATCATTACAACAATGAAAATCACCACCCAGAAATTGCCAATGGTGGTTTACTTAAGTGGGACATTTACAATGCAATAGAAACAGTATGTGATTTGCAAGCAATGGCTCAGGAATTTAATGAAGGAGCCTGCAGAAATTATTACGAAAATGTTTGGAAACCGAAACAAGCAAAGCATTTTTACGATGATTTCAACTGGATTCAAGTAACAACTATAATGAACGCAGTAATTGAGCTATTTGAGGAAAAGCTAAAATGAACGACTATAAGAAAATGCTAGATGAGAAAATTGAAGAGTTAAACACAGCTCACGATATTGATGGGCTAAACAATACGTTTTTTTCTCCATTTCAGGGTATGACAGAAATGTATGCTCTGCAAAAAGGCTATGAAGCAGGATTTGAAAAAGGAGCTAACCTACTAGCTCCAATGCTGCTGGAAGCGATTGAAAAACTTGAGTATGTATCTTTGCATTTAGAGGATGGGTACATAGTTGACGAAGTGTTAAGAAAATTTGAGGAGTTTTGTAAATGAAATTTATTTTTTGTTTCTTTGGTATTCATAATTGGTCAATTGAAAGTATGTCAATGGAAGCCTACGCAAAGACTTTTCATTACTGTGAACATTGCGGAAAGATGAAGTATTTCAAATGAACCAAGAACTAGAATCATGGGTGGGTGATGTGAAGTATAAAGAATGGTATTTTAATCCTGTCTGCAAATATAGATGTGAAGTTAACCAAGACGGTATTGGCTTAAGCGGCAATGAAGTGCACGTTATAGAATATTCCGCTTTAGAGTCTGCGCAGAGTGAAATTGAAAGATTGAAGAAAGAGTTAGAAGAGTTAAAAACCAATGGGAATTTGGGCGGATTATTCGATGAGTATTATTTGAAACGAGAAAAATCAAATATAGATTATTTAAAAGATTCGCATCAATTAAATGCAAGCAGCCCCCGAGGGTGTGGCCTTTCTTTAAGACTGGAGCTTGCTGCAAATAGGCAACGAAAACAACAGGAAGAATTAAAGGAAAAAGATAAATGAGTAAACCCGAACCCCGCACCGTAGACCAATACCACGCTACCCCTGAGTTCTTTAAAGAAGAGTTTGCAAATAAGGTAGAGAAAGCAATGCTTGCTTATTTGAAGGATGGGTGGTCATGGAGTGTAACTTGTAGGAAAACGCATGTAGAGCGCGGTGTGCCTTATGTTATTATTGATCTTGTCGCTAAAAGGGATACGCTTGTATTTGCAAAACAAGACGCGTTTAGAAAACGACAGGAGAATAAAAAATGGACAAAATAATTGCCGCTATAATTAAGTTTTTTACAGAGTTGTTAAAAACAAAAACCCCGGTCCCCGCACCAGTGGCGGTGCCTCCAGCAAAGAAAGTTTGGAATCGAGCTACTTTTAAGGAGTACATGAACCTGGCTATTGGAGCGTATGCGCACGTTAGAGAGACTGAGGGGCAAAATAGATCTAAAGAGATAGACATGTTTAATAAGCTTGCGGACGTGGATATTGGCAGCCCGTACTGTGTAAGTGGTGCTGTGTTCGGTTTGTACCCGTACATCATAAAGCTTGCAAAGGCTGACGGAATTCATTTGCAGTATGCAGGGCCGTCGACTGCGAGTAGCCAGAGCTTTTTTAAGCGCGGGGCGAAGGCTGTGATTGGCGGGCCGGTGTTCGGGGCTGCCGCCATATACCAGCAACTTGCAAATCCTACACGGGGGCATTTTACAACTTGTTTGGTAGACAAGCTTAACGGGAAGAAGTTTGACACTTTTGAGTTTAACACTTCTGTAGACATTGAGAAGAACGGTGAGATGGAGCGGGACGGTCAAGGGGCTTCGTTTAAGACAAGAAGCATAGAAGGATACACTAGCATGCGGTTTTTGGGCTTTGTGGATGTGTATCAGTTTTTCGTGGTAGATAATGGCTGATCTTCCTGAGCTTTGGAACCATCAAAAGGTAGCGGTGCAAAGAGCGTCGCTATCGGAGAGTTTTGGGTTCTTCTTTGATGTCGGTACGGGAAAAACGCGGGCACTTCTTGAGACTTTACGGAGAAAGTATGCGCTTCACAGTAGAGTTATTCCTACACTTATATTAGCACCTCCGATCACGTTGTCAAACTGGAAAAAAGAAATACTAAAGTATACTAAAATCCCCGAAGCACAGATCTTGTTGCTTGAGGGAACGGGCGCAAAGAAAGCACAGCAGCTTGAGCGCTTTGCAAATAAGAATATTGTCATTACAAACTACGAGTCACTTTTAAACGAGGACATCTTTGAAGCGCTTAAGAAGCGTCTTGATGGGGAGACTTGCTTAGTGCTTGATGAGAGCCACTACATAAAAAACCCAACGAGTAAAAGAACAAAGAAAGTTTTGCAGCTTTCTGATCTTTGCAAATATAGGTTTTGTTTGTCTGGCACGCCAGTGCTCAACAACGCAGAAGATGTGTGGAGTCAGGCGTATGTGTTAGATCGCGGCGAGCGGTTTGAGAAGAAGTTTCATTATTTTAAATTAAAATATTTCGAAGATAAAAACGCTGGGATGCCGAAGTCTAAGTATTGGCCTAATTGGGTAATACGCCCAAGCATGTTCCCAATCTTTCAACGTCAGCTCGAAGAAATATCTATGAGTGTGAAGAAGTCTGACTGTTTGGATCTTCCACCATTTATAAAAACAGAGATAGAAGTTCCTTTGAGTGCTGAGCAAAAGCATCACTACGAGTCTGTGAAGAAAGACTTTATAACCTACGTTGCAGACGCAGCGTGTGTGGCAAGTATAGCTATCGTCAAGGCTCTAAGGATGCAGGAAATTGCAAGTGGGTTTATGTCGCTTGATAATGACGAGAAACATCGCTTTAAGGAAAACCCTAGAATGGACGCTTTGAAGGAGCTTGTGGATCTTCATGTGGATAACCATAAAATTATTATTTGGAGCTGTTTTAAAGAAAATCATTTGCAAATAGGGAAAATGCTTGAAGAGAAAAAGATTGGTTATGTGCAACTTACTGGCGAAGAGTCTGAAAAAGAGAAGTTTGCAAATATAGAAAGTTTTGAAAGTGACCCGAAGATTCGTGTGTGTATCGGAAGCCAGGCTGTGGGTATTGGATTTAACATGGTATCAAGCTCTATGAGTATCTACTATAGTAGAAACTTCAACCTAGGGCACGATGTGCAGAGTGAGGCTAGAAACTACAGAGGTGGTAGCGAGCGGCACGAAGCAGTGTATCGTATAGATCTTGTAGCGCCTGACTCATTAGATCGGCACGTTTTGCAAGCACTGTCAGAGAAAAAGTCCCTTTCCGCAAAGCTTATAAAAGACTTTGTTGACACCGAACAAAGCTCTTAATATAACTTTTATATAAGTGCACAGCACTGGAAGGATGAATCAATGGCTGATATTGGAAGATATAAAGAGAAAATGCGCGGGCTAAAGGAGATGCGAGCAAAGGCTGCAGAGCTGAAAGCTGCAAAGACTGCGGTGGAACTTGAGGTGGATAAACTTGAGTCAGAGCTTAAGGCAATGCTTGAGGAAGACGGAGAAACAAAATTATCGACAGAAGACGGTACGATATATTTGAGCTTCATAGATCAAGTGAGTATGCCAAAGGACCCCGAACAAAAAGCCCTGTTCTACGACTTTCTAAGAGAGAAAGGTTTGTACGAGGAGATGGTTTCTGTGAACTCTCAGAAGCTTAATGGGTTTTATAGAAAAGAAGCCGAAGCTGCAGCAGAGCGGGGAGATATTTTATTCTCTATGCCTGGTATTGAGGGCGTGCATAAAGTAGTAAGAGTTAATTTTAGACAGGGATAATATGAATATTTATAAACGAATTGAAGACAACACAGAGAAGAACATTTTAAGAATTCAAAACTATTACGACGAATTGAAGTTTGCAATGCTTGATTACAAAGAAGCAAAGCTAGAGGAAATGCGTGCGCAAAAGTATGAGATTTTGCAAAATAAATACAAAGACTATTTGCAGGTTAATTCGCAAGTGTTAGAATCAATGAGAAATTTAGATAAAATGATAAACGATAAATCAAAGAAAATTATAGGAGTATAATATGGCAAATGAATTGGTAGCAAAAACAGCGGGTGAATTAGAATTTATTAGAGAAGAAAAACCATTTGGTACGGACGAGGTATCAGCGGCAGATATTCGTATTAGCCGAGTTTTACTTGCGCAGAAGATGTCACCGATCACCGATAAAAAAGGTGCGGGGATTGCTGCGGGAGATATGTGGGATTCAGTTAGCGAGACACTTCTTACAAAGCAGGGCGAGATGTTTTCGTTCGTTCCGGTACATATTTTTAAAACACTTACTGTACAGGAAATGAAGAACGGCAAATTTGAATTTAAAGAAGCTCGTCCTTGGAAGCCAGAATATGCAAATATAAAATGGGAAGATGTAGTAGACGGCATAGCTCAAAAGAATATTGAGAACATTAACATTCTTGCTATCAAGGAATCAGACCTTGGGAACCCCGCAGCTTTACCCGTGATTCTATCATTTAGAAGCACAAGCCTAAACTGTGGAAAAGACATCGTAGCGGATTGTTTGCAAGCAAAGGCTCGGGGTGCTTCAAGTGCTCAGTTAACGATTTCTGTATTCACAGAAATGACTACGAACGATAAAGGAAGTTACTACGTTTTCAAGAAAAAAGCGCCACGCTTGACCAAGGACTATGTTGCAAATAAGGCAGTTTTTGAGAATTGGCACCAAATGTTTACTAGCGGTAAAGCGTTAGTTGACGATGAAGCTAAAGCCGAAGCACAATTAAAGGATGGATTCACAGAATTCACAGGACAGTTCTGATAGAGTAATTGAAATAGCGACTCCGAGGCTATCGGATAACACTCTTTATTATATAGCGCAGAACTTAATAGGTTCTGCGTTTTTCGTTTGTAGAGACACAAAAGCCACAGCCGCTACTATTGCAAGCATTGTCATACAGCCCCAAATATTCATTTGCAGTATAGACGTCATAGACCCTGATCTTGAGGATAATTTTGATGACATCGAATATGTTTATAGTAACTTTATAGAGGTAGACTTTTCATATATTTTCAATCCTCAGTAGAAGGGCTTAAATGTACTTGCTTGCTATAGACACAGAAACCACCGGATTAGATGTTACAAACGACGATATTATAGAGCTAGGCTACGCCATATACCACGTTAATAACCCCGCACCAATACTCATGAAGGACTTCTTCTTAACCCCGAAGCTTGCAATCACAGCTGAGGTTACGAGTATCACTGGCATTACAGAAGACATCATTAACAAAGCCGCTGTGACTCCGAACGTGGGTTTTGATGCGTTACTGTCGGACATTAAGGAATATGATATTAAGTGGTTAGTGGGCCACAACATTGTAGATTATGACCACCCTATATTGAAGCATAATTTGCAAAGATGTGGTTTGGAGCTTCCACAAATAAACATGATTGATACTAAGACTGACGTTAAATACACAGTCCCTAGTAAGTCAAATCGTCTAAGCTACTTGGCAGCAGATCATGGGTTTATAAATCCATTTCCTCACAGAGCATTAACCGACGCTATGACGTGCATGGTATTGTTATATAAATATGATATAAAGAAAGTACTTGAAGTTGCCTCCACTCCGATGATAGAGATAAGAGCAGATGTTAATTTCGATAAAAGAGATTTAGCAAAACAGCTCGGGTATAATTGGGACGGAGATAGGAAGATATGGACAAAAAGAATAAGAAAGTTTTACCTTCAAGAAGAAGTTCAAGCGGCAAGGTTTCCGGTGATTCTTCTGGAGAAGAGACAAGGCGCGTAGCTTTGTATGTACTTATCAGCAAGGACTCCCACAAGAAACTTATCGAACTACAGGGAAAACTTGAGAGGTCACAATCCTGGATAGTGAACGATCTAATAACTTACGCAGTCTACAGATAATATGTCATTTGAAATCGAAGACGTGGTATCATTTGATACCGAGACAACGGGCTTGCATACCTATCTTGGTGATTTACCTTTCGGCTTTGCTTTTGCTAACTCTGTAGAGGAAACTTATTTAGACGACAGAAAAGATTCTAAGGAAGACATATTAAAATTATGTTTGGAGATATTCGAAAATGAACAACAAAAAGTTATTATCCACAACGCCAAGTTCGACATGCACCATCTCGCCCAGTGGTGCCAAAGTAATTTTAAGAAAGAAATCGATTTCAAATGTACCATCATCGACACCGCAGTCCTTGCAAGAATCGCTAACAACCAGCGAGTCAGCTGCGCCCTTGCAAACGTCGGAGCAGAGCACGGATTTAAAAAAGACGTCTCAGTAGAGAACTACATTGCAAAGCACGGCCTTAAACGGGAAGTCATAGACCTTGACGGGAACAAGACATTTATAAAAGACTTTGCAAAGGTGCCGTATGACCTTATTAGCAAGTACGCTAAAATTGACGCTAGGATCTGTTATGATCTCTATTATAAGCTTTTACAGGACATGCGTAGTCTAGAAAATTACTTAACATCTTTAAATCATCCGAAAACCTTGTATAGTGTAATCAAGAGGGAAGCCGAGCTTACAAAGAGCCTCTACAAAATGGAGAGAACTGGTGTCCTTATTGAACCAACTTACACCAAAAGAGCTTGCGATTTTGAGAGACAGAGAGCTGATCTCGCAGCTGAACAATATAGAATCATTGCTAAGAGAGAATTCGTTGATTCAGGAAAAGCTCATGCAGCAGCTTTCATTGATGCGGGAGTCGCTCCAGAAACATTACCGCGCACATCAGCGGGAAATTATTCTTTTACAGGGGAAATCCTTTCTGCAAACTCTGACAAACTTTCAGAAAACATATTGCGCTATCGGGACGCTGACAAAAAGTCTACTACGTTCTACGGAGGCTTTCTCAAATTACGAGATTCAACTGGATACATACACACAAACTTCGGCCAACACACCACAAGAACCTTCAGGCTATCAAGCACAGGACCTAATTTGCAAAACGTCCCAAGCTCCAGAGGCGACAACGCTCCTTACTTCGAACGAGACTGCTTCATCGCCCCAGAGGGATACAAGTGGCTCTCTCTTGACTACAAAGCCCAAGAAGTAAGGATCCTCTACGATCTGTCAGGAGAGGTAGAAATCGGTAAAAGAATATTAGACGGAGAAGACTCCCACCAAGTCGTAGGTGAGATGATGGGCGTTACCCGCAAACAAGCAAAAACAGTACAGTTTGGAATCATCTACGGCATGGGTAACGACTCCCTTGCAAAAGAACTTGATTGCGAACCACGAGAGGCAGCAGAGCTTAAAGCGAAGTTCTTTGCTAGAATTCCAAGAGCAGGGGCATTCATTAGAGCCATCACAGAAAAGGCACGACGCTCAGGATATATTGCAAACACCTACGGAAGAGTCTATCAGTTCGAACCACAGTTTGCATACAAAGCACCGAACTACCTTATACAAGGGATGGGGGCGGAAATAGTCAAAGACGCCATCAATACACTTGTTGCAAAATATAACCAAAAAAATATAATCTTAATTACACAGGTTCACGATGAACTAAATTTATATATCAAAAATGATATGTTAGACGAAGCAGATGCTATCAAGCAGCTTATGGTAAACGTGTACAAACAAAAGTTTTTGCCAATGGACGTAGATTATAAAATCGGTAATTCATGGGGCGAATGCAAATAATGGCTTCCAAAAAACCCGAAACAATATTCAAAGAAAAAGTTCAAAAGTGGCTTGATGAAATAACCCCGTACCATGAAAAAATACAACAAGTTACAATACGAGGAACCCCGGACATTTTAGCTTGTATCAATGGCGCATTTGTAGCGATAGAGCTTAAAAAATCAAAGGACGATAAGCCCGATAGATTACAAGAATATAAACTTATGCAAATAGTAAAAGCTCGCGGCCTTACTTATGTGATGTATCCTGAAAATTTTGAAGAGCTAAAAAAACAAATAATTAAAGACGTATCTATTTATAAGACTTACCTACAATCGTAGGGTTTGAACTGTTTTTGATTCGTTTGTTCATAGGCTCTTTAGAGGCTTTATCGTCGGGGGTCATGTCTTTATCCATAGTTTCCCCAGACTTTTCCTCAGCCATTTCATGAGCCTCATCTTCATCGTCAGAAGGACTATTTGCAAGATCTCTAAGATCTTTAATAGAGGAAACTTTATTGAGGCCAGCTTGTTTCTTTTTCACAAGCTTCATCATTTCTTTATTTTGCAAAATATCGCTAGCAGAAATTAGCGTGCTCATAGCTTCTTTTACTTCCCAGTCAGAGATTTCTTTTTCTTGCTCTTTGCCGTCTAAGTTTACTGTTATTGATTTCATGGTGTGTCCTTATTATTTTTAAGAAGTTCTTTTGTAAGATTAAAAGGTATGGTGTTTTTAGGGTTGTTTAAAAGCCAGTTTAAATTATCCCATGATTGCACAGCTTCGCCAGCTTTCTTCATTCCCACACCAATGTTACTTGTAGCTTTAGGTGAGAACATAGCTTCTGCAGCTTCCTTAGCGGCAAGCATTTGAGACGTGTAAGGGTTTGCAGCAAAGCCGTAGTCTATCGGTCTAAGGATCGGGGTTCCCGCATCTGAAATAACTTGCTTACTTAGCTCAGGGAAAGCTGCCGTAGCAGAGCCATACACCTCGTTAAGTTTTTGCAAATTTTCTTTTTCCCCAATAGTTTCTGCGCCTTTTTCGATAGCTTCTTTCAATTTAGTTCGAGTAAGAAAGTCAAACTCCTCGCCAAAGTTGGTAAGCTTTTGAGTGTTGGGATCATAAAAAGATTTAGATATTGCAGAATCAAGATCTTTCTTTTGCTGCAAAGTTTCCCATATGCTCATTCGCATGTCTGGACGAGATGGCTTTTGTGGAATGGTAGGGTAAAGATCGTAAAAATATCCTTTTCTTTTGCTAAGATAATCTTGCAACTTATCTACGTAATCCTGGTATCCTGCTGGCTTAAAAGAGCCGATGCCTGATTTCACGTCTTTCACAGCTTTAGCAATATCGTCTTGCAAATAAGCTCTTTGCTGCATTCCAACCTGTTTACCAACAGTTTCTGTGGATAGAGAGTCGACGATTTCTTTTTCAATTTGCTTTGGATCAACTTTGTAACCAGTCTCATCGACTCTTGTAAGTATAGAGTCAATCTTAGGCCAAACATCTTTGGAGAGAGCTTTTTTTAGACCATCTCTAAGATCTTTGATGTTACCTGTTAAATTGTAATCATACATAATGTCTGAGACAGGAATTTTAGCAAGTTTCTTTTCTTCTAAAATTGCATCTAATTTCTTAAACGGCATTTTATAAACCATGCGCCCAAGTTTTTCTAAAGGGCTTCCGGCTGCTTTATAAGCTTTAGATATACCTTTACCTACAACACCGGGTCCTACATACGTTAATGGATCTGTAACGATGTCGCCAGCAAGACCAAGAGCTTCCGCTCCTGACCAATCAAGCGGGCCGCCGATTTGAGTCTTTCCAGGATTTAAAATATCCAAGAAATCGCCCTCTTCTTTTGTGTAGAATTTTGTAGGCATTCCAAGAGTGTTTATTCCGTAATTATTTATAGCTTGAGAACTAGGCCTTTGTTGTAAACCTTCGTATCTTGATAGGAACTCTTCAAAAGATGGGTATTCACCAACGGCAGAATAAGCAGGTTGACCCACATCCATATTTGCACCAGTAACGGCGTCGATACCTTGTATAATAGCTTTTCTCGCAGGAGATCCAGCAATGTCAGCGTACTGACCTATCTTTTGTAAAACGCTTTTAGATGGCTGTTCTTGAGACGATAGAGCTCCAGCCTCTTTAGCTTCAAGTTCTTTAAGCTCTAGCTCTAATAGCTCTTTTTCAAGAGCTGCTTTTTCTTCTTCCGTCATTGCGACCTGCCAAGTTTTTTTAATATTTCTTGTTTTCTAGCTTTTTCTTCCGCAGAAAGTCCGGCACCGGATTTTACAACATTTAGCTTCTCAGCAGCCTTTCTAACGTTGTTAGAAGCTGCCCAGCCACTAGAACCTTCTTGCATAAATTTACCGTAACTAGGAGAGGCTTTATACTGCGAATCTAGAGAGTCAGCCAAAGACGTGTACTTACCGTAGTTCTTTTCTCTAGCTCTTTGTATAAGTTTTCGCAAACCAGTCGCGTATTCCTCAGGAACATTTCCTTCAGGCGCTTTACTAAAGTAAGCTTCCATCTTTGCAAATGTTCCGAAAATGTTTGGAGGTAAATTTCTAGTAATATCTTGTTCAGTTAAAACACCTTTTTCATCAGAAATTAATCTAGCAAAAGGACCTAGATTTGAAACAATCTGATTGTATTTTTTAGAATTAAAAGCATCCTCCATAGAGTCAAATTTTGCAGCCGCGTTTTCAATTTCAGTGTTTAGTTTTCCATAGTCTTTAAAAATATCTTTTTCAATCATTCTGTCTTGCCCAGAGCGCGAGCTTGGAAGTCGCGGCAGATCAGTATCTTGCGCAAGCTTAAGATTTCCAGGTGGAAGCTTTTGAGCTTTGTAAAGATCTATTTTATCTGCATCAGTTTTGTTGTACATGTCTGATATCTTAGTAAGAGCATTTGCAAACTTCTCTTGAGTAGATAAAACTTTTTCGTCAGCCGACTGATATTTTTGACCTGCTAATGATGTCAGTAAAGGGTTCTTTGTAAGAATTGCCCCCGCACCATAAGCCAATGTTGGATCTGCGTAATTTTCTTCTAAAGATTTTAAACGATCTTTGAATGATTTAATAATCTCACGAGAGTTTTCAGCACCCACAGAATTTTCAAAAGCACCAAGACCCATAACCTGCGAAGCAAGGTCAGCATTTCTTGCAAGATCTAAGCTCTCCTCGCCAGACAAAAACTGTGGGTAGTCCATTGAAATCGAAGATTTTTGACCTTTATTTTTTGGTCCTAAAAGTTTCATAGCATCAGCATATCTTTGGTCTACTGGCTTAGTCGGTATAAATTCGCTATCTTGGATAGGCGCAGCAAGCTCTGTTGTAATATTTTGCAAACCAGAAAGCCTAGCATCTTTTTCAGCCTTAAGCTTGTTAAGCTCTTTTTTAGTTCTTGCAACAAGTTGCGAAGTCTTAGACGTCACAGGATCTTTGCCAGAAGCAGGTTTTGAGGGAGCAACTTTTCGCAAATTCTCAGGAGCTGTAATGTTTGAAGACCCCATAATATTTGCCATAAAGCTTTGAACCGGCATAGGCTCAGCAGCCTCAGCCTCTTGAACACCCATCAATTTTAGCAAATCAATTAAAGCCATATTAAATATCTCTCTTTGCTAGCATGCTATAAGCGTCTTCGTCTGCTTCTACCGCTTTCTTTTCCGGAGTAAGGCCAAAAATCTTAAGAAAAGCTGCGTTTGCCTTTGCTGAAGATCCAGGATCTTTAAGCTCAGAACCAATAGCTAAGGAACCTAATCCTTGTAAATCTTTAATCCAGCCCGCTTGATCGGGAGCGGTGTAACCAAGAGGCTTACCGAACCCTGACCATTTAGCATCTGTAGCATCAAGCTCTGTTTGTCTTCGTCTTTGATCAGCGCCACTTAAAGCATTTATAGCAGTCGAACCAAGCATAAACATTGTCAACGGGTCCATGATTACTCCTTATAAAAATCCAGGGATTAAGTTACCGCCAAAAAGACCGCCACCACCCGCGTTGCGAATAGCGTTGGCCTTATCAGCACCCATAGCCTTAGCAAGATCCATCTCTTGCTTCTTCTCGATTGCTTGCTTAGAAATCTCCGCACTGCCTAAGCCGTACTTCGTAGCTAAGTTAGAATACGCATCACCAAATGCATCCATGCTCTGAGTAGCTAAACGCTCATCAGCGCCGCTAGACAGCCCGCCCTTCATAGCAAGCTGGCTTCGTGTATCAGCTAAGTTTGAACCAATCTGCTGCCGCATAGGATCTATCTCTGCTGCAAGCTTATCTGTATTTAGCCCTTGAGCTAAAGCTTCCCACTCTCCAGTGTAATCAGGAATATCAAAACCACCGCCTGCTTGCTGCTCTTTCGACTTACCAATTCCAAGCTCGTTTGCAAACATACCAGATCCCGGTATTAGGAAATTAGATGGGTTTTTATACCCTTCTGCAAACTTCTTTCTAGCTCCAGCTAAAGGATCTAGCGCAGCTCCAGCAGCCTGCCCAGCACTACCGCCAAACAACTGCCCTGCAGCGTAACCCACAGGATTTGTAGCCACACTTATAGCATCGTCAAACCAACCCATTATGTACTCTCCTCGTAATGACTTAAATCAAGTGGGATCGTATTATCTGAATCCTGCACTTGATCTGTAAGTGTCTGTACCATTAGTTTTCTACATCTATCTTCATCTGCCATCGCAATCTGTGTCAACGGATGTCCTGGCTCTTTTAATAAACACTTCACTTTTACAAACGCCAACAAAAACTGTATGAACTCCTCAGGACAATCCACTAACCCCGTACCATCGTCACCTAACGCTAGCTCCTCAGCCTGACGAATATAGTACATTGTGAAATTCGTCGAAGAACTCGATACGGGCGTCGGAATCAAACGAAGCTTGTCACCAATGCTAGGCTTGTAATTAAATATTGCATAAAAATAAGCTCTAGTGCTTGTCGGATATTTTTCCAAAGCTTGCATTTTGGTATAAAGATCTCGTCCGCGAAGACGTTTAATTCTTCTAATCTCTGTTCCGTCATCATACACAAATTCTACAATTTTATTTTTGAAAATATCTACTGGCATATCATACTCAGCAACATTCTGAGTAATCGGGAAAAGGGCTTTTGTGTGATAATATAAATCTTCAACACCAAGCTTAGAAATTTCTGCTGCAACATCTCTAATTGCATCGTTCACGTAGCTTACAAATTCTTCGTCTTGAACAATTGTCTCGTTCTCAAGATCCAAGTCTTTATCAACTTTTGACTGTACTTCTGACAATGTCCAATAAGCCATTACACATATCTCCCAACAAACATTCTTAAGCTAACAGGCCCTGTAGTAGATAGTACAATATGATCCGCAGTAAACAAATCATATTTTACGTCATACGTTCCAGACCCAGACTTATAGGTAACTATAGCATCCTTTGGCAAAAAACCAAGTCCGTGACGTACCTTATAATTCGTCTCAGCTTTCAAGATGTTTATCTCTATAAACTTAAACTGACTGCTTATAAAAGGCTCTGCATTAATATCGTTTACGATATTTCTAACTATAGATCTGATTTTCTCATCTTCTATCTCATTTAATATAGGCTTTTTAATCATGGCTCACCCTTGTCCCCAGCATTGCCAGTTAGACGGTACATATCCCCACCTGAAATGTACTCTGCAAACGACATAGAGTAGCTGCAAAGACCGAAAAATTGACCCTTTGGAAACGCGTACAATTTCCACTTATAAGTCCCGCTTGGAGCTACAACGCCGCCGTAGTTTGTGTAAGCCGTGCCAAGCGTGACAGTGTCGCCACCGCCCGATATAGAGTTGATAGGGTATAATGTCTTATAATCGTCATACTCAAGCGCTAGGTAATACCCCTCAGCAGAATGATCAGTGCTTTGTATGATCCCAGTCTTTGTAGTGATAACCTGTCCTATGTAAGTAAACTTACTCCAAATAAAAGTAGCAAGTGAGGCCGCCGCACCATTGTACGCCGCCGTCTCGTAATCATCCGACTTTGCAACAAGCTTCAATGCAGGCTTAAACTCTAAAGCTTTCGCCACACACCGTAAGCCCTTTGCTACAAACCGTCTTGTGATCTTAATAATGTCGTTGTCTTTCTGAAAATCGGAGCGGGCCGCTGTATCCATGCTGTCGTATGATTTTATCAATGATGTATAACTGCCGCTTCCAAACATTTTTGATTCTGTAAATTTTGCGTCACTATCAGCGCTGTAATGTACGGGCTTTAAATCCTGCACCACTCGGCCTTTGTCGTTAATCGAAGTAATCTGCACATCTAAGTTCCTATCCAAAAACTGATGATTTGCAAACATCGCTGTCGCTCGCTTAAACACTGCAGACATTCTTGTAACAATCTTTGTAGCAGACTTAGAACCTAAGTAGCTTGCCTGGGTCCGCAAACGATAGAGTATAGGATAACGATCCGCTGCAAGCCAATTGGTTGCAGGAGTTGCTGACAGCGTATAAGGACGCGGATCGCTAGAGACTCCGTCCTCTAGCTGTAATATATTTCCAAGATTATCCGTCCTAACAACTTTGTTCTTAAACGTCCCTATAGTCTTTGCATAAACAGACTCGTTACCAGTAACGTCCGCATCCCGCGACGTTGGCAAACTCCAAGGACCCATAAAAACCATCTTCTCATTAATACCGTAAGACTTCTCAAGCACCATAACCTCAGTGCCAGAATTAAAACTCCAAAGTAATCGATTATTTAATTTATCATACGTTCCGATAATATCCTGATTCTCAGAGATATTAATTTTTTTACCGTACTCAGTGACGATACTTGCAAGGTAAGCGTTTGATACCGTAGACACACTCTGTGTTAAGCGGTAGTACGTCTTACCAAGGTGACGACTCACCTTCATAACAGTCTGACCATTTGTATAATAAAAACCATCTATCCCGCAAAAGAATAAACCATCTGCTACACGGATCATAGAGTTGTGCCCTAAACACCCAGTCTCAGAAGAAATCTTTTCAGCAACAACACTTCCTCTACCAAAATCATCGAAAAATCCATCAACACGATATGTAGAGTTCAAAGTACAAACGATAAGCTTATCAGCAGCGCTAGATATACCAGTCACAGCTTCCGGGAAATCTATAAAGTTAGTAAGCGGAACGCTGTCGGGATCTCGGTACGATGCTTGTCGCACACGGTACGGGTTCTCTGCTTCTACCCAGTACATGTAGTTGTCGTTCACCAAAGAGTTAAACTTTACTCTTCCTGGCAAATCATTTGGAAGAGCACCGCTTGTTGTATAAAGAGTAGGTCTAAGTTGTAACTCAGCGTCTGTTAGAAAATGAATGCGAGACACAGTACCGTAGTCATCGGGAAAAATATAATCAAGAGATTGGAGCATGTCTGTAGCACCTTCAACCAAAGTAACCTCAGGAAGACCTAAGCCCGAAGCGAGCGTTAAGCTAGTAGTCCCACCATGACCTATCTCATAAAATACATTCCCGCCGCCAGTGGTTCTATAAATAGAAACTTTAACCCTGCCGTTATAATCATAATCAGAATTGTAAGTCTGGCCACTTGAGAGAAATTGCACATTATCTGTAGCTAAAGAATCAACACCGTTTTCAAAAACAAACTCCTCAGAATTCCAATTAGTTTGCCAAGTAAAAGCGTTTGAAGATTTTCGCAAAGAATCCACAACGGTAACAGTCATAACAGCTTGTCCAGCTACATTTCCAATAGGCATATTACCAGCTAAGGAAATATAACCAGAGAAATAAGGGGCAGAAGCATCTTCGTACAACACCCCATTGTAGTAATATTGTCTTCTCAATACGACAGCCATCCTAAACTCATTACTAGCACCTGTAGGAAGCTGTCTATCAGCGTGAGCTACAACAGGGCAAGTACTTAAGAAATTAGTAGTCTTTTCTTTAAATTCAAAAAACAATCCAAAACCACCGCCAGGCGATACAACAGCATCAGGTCTAAAAAAAGGCTTAGGCAAGCCTGCAGAAATAACATTTAGCTGGCTCAATTTATCTGTAGTAATTTTTATTGGATAATTTCCTTGGCCAGTAGCTACTGCACCATTTGCAAAGAATGGCTGCGCTTGCCACACCGAAGAATTAAAGTTTGAATGCGTTGTAAAAAATGGTGTGTCAAAATCAAAGCTTGTAAGCGCTCCGCCAGACAACTGCTTAAGCGTCAGCTCATCGCCGCTATTGTGTATACAAGCAAGGTAATTTTGGACTTGATTTTGAAAATCAAACTCTGCAGTATGTGTAACCGCAGTACCGCTAGACACAAAAGAGCCATCCTTGGCAACGCTTCCCTCTAAGAAGTGGCTTCCTGGCCTTTGAACAATATCCCCAGACTGATCCATGCAAAGATTTTCTGCTGCCTCTACAAACCGCGCATCTGACTCGATATACTCATCAGTTATGCCGCCCTTCATATTAGTAACTTCAAAATTCTTTTGCATTAGTACCTACTTAAAACACTGTTTATTATCTTCAATCCATTTATTAACATCGCTCTGGTAATTTAAAATCTTAACAAGATCACTTGCTAAATAACCGCCAAGAGTTTCGCAATTGCCAAGAGGAACTTCTTTTCTCTCGCCTATCTTGTAAGGATTTAGAGAAAGGATCTTATATTTAAAACAAGCAACTTCGATAACTTCAACACATTTTTTATTTGCGTCGCGCTTGCAAAGCAAATCTAAATAGTAATGATCTTTTACGTCCGGCGGCTTTGGAAACGTAAGGCTAGAACACCCTACAAAAAAGCTACTTGCGACCAGAATTAATATAATCCGCGTAAGCATCTGCTCTCTCCTCTTTTGTAGATTGTTCATTCTGCAAAACCTCTTCGAATTTTTCCTTAGCCTTTTCTTGCTCAACAGCTCTTTCTTTTTTAAATTTAGCTAGCTTTATAAGTTCGAAAACAAACTTAGCTATCTTTTTTAAAATAGTATTGAGAATCATTGATCCGATTCGGCTAAGGAATGCACTCATGCTAAGCCTTTGCTAAAAGCTCTTCTAAAGCTTCTTTAAGTGGAGCTTCTAAAGCTGCTAATACAACATCGTCAATTTTAGTCTCAGATTTTGCTACCGCTGCTTTTAAAGCAGGAAACGCGATAACCAAAGCTAAATCTTTAGCAAAAGCTACGCCGTGTTTTTTTGAAAGTTCTACAACTTGATCTTTTAATTCTTGTTCCATTATCTATCCCTTCGTTTAAGTTGATCTTCGATCTTTTCTAACCGACGATCTTGTTGATCATTGTATTTCTCAAACTGCGAAGCTTTTTCTAAGACAACCGCAACTTGAACATTTAATTTTTCTACAGAAACTTTCATGTCCCATAAAATATAAATCCCGCAAACCAAAAGACCTGTCATAACCCAGTCTTTAAAGTCCTTGAAGCTCATCATGTAAGGTGCGCCCACTTGCTCTCGTGAGCCACTATCTTTGCAATTACATCAGTTATTTCTTGCTCAGTATAAACACCGTTTAACTCTTCAATTAAAAACTTAGCGCTCAACAAAGACCCGTTTCTTAGTAGTCTTTCAATCACAGCATTAGACTGGCTTGAAATCAATTGGTTAAATACTTGCTCAGTCATTTGTCCTGATTTTAACTTCTTTCTGTTAAGCTTTCTAATATCACGCAAGATAACAGCTCCAACATTCAAAGCTTCCTCAGACTCTTTATCTCTCTGCAAATCTAAAAGATCGGCTGTAATGTCCGCATATTCTGCGGTGTTTGGATTAGGAAAGAACGCAGTATTTGCGGAGTACCAAGCTTGCGCTTCGGCAAGACTTGCAAATATTCCTTCGTTAGTAACATCTCCCGCTTGGTTTTTTACTTTAACCTTTGTCTTAGCCATTTACCCTACCTTCTCAATTGTGACATAACAATACTTGTCATCAGCATGCAAAGCAGTTGAAGACCCCCTATTTTGAAAAGTTCTGATACTAATTGTGTCACCAGCAACTAGTATGTACTTAACTGATCCAGAAAGCGCCGTAGTAAAATCAGTGTATGATGCCTGAATAACATTGTAATAAAGATTTCTAACAAAAGTACCGTTTACATAAACATTGTAAAAAATAGTATTTCCAGCAGTCCACGCAACATTGGTGTACATTAGAGAAGACTGTATTTCATATACACCAGACTGGGGAACCGTAAATGTCCAAGAAGCGCCAGTGTTCACGCACCCCTTACTGTCACGCACTCTTGTGCCAAAGTTAACAACTGTTGTAGTGTTGTTAGGAATCGACTGCCCAGCGGCGGTGCTATAATCTGCGTAAACCAAATCAGTAACAGCTAGTTTCCCATAGTCGCCCACAAACACCTGGCTCGGAACTGTGGCCCAAGTACCCGCAGTAGTTTGCACAGAAATCATTTTCCCAACTAATCTAAATGGAACATTTGTTCTCGCTGTAGCTGAGTACATAACATTGTTAGTGTCTGCCGCTCCTGCGCCGCCCTCTGCAACCGTAGTAACAAGTCCCGCATCGTCAAAAAGAATCTGAGATACCGCTAGTTCAACCGTTCCTGAATTATCTAAAAGGTAGACATAAATGTCGTGCTCAGACCCAGAAAGGTGTCCCAATGTAGAACCAGACGAAACAGTAAAAGAAAGAGAAGAAGTTATTGATCTTATATTGTATAAGCCAGAGGTAACTGGAGTAGATCTAAATGCAACTTTAACCGCAGCAGCTCCTGTAGATGGAGTTGCCCCGCTACCTTGGGTAATGTTAATAGTTAAAGCATTTGAACCAACACTCGTTGTAATACCAAGGTTCTCAATCAAAAGTGAATCTGTAGAAGTGCTTGCTCCAGATGAAGCTGCTCCTTGCAAACACCACTCAGTACCAGAGTACACAAGAGTAACAGATTGATTATTTAACAAATCAAAATTTGCGCCTGTACCAGTCAGTAAGCTTGCAGAGTTAATTAGTGTAACCGTAACACCAGTTTTATTAACAAGAGTCTTAACTCTGTTTCCAACAATGTCAGCTTGAATAGAAATATTTGCAATCGACACTAAAGAAGCATTTGTTAAATTTATCACTGTTCGTAAATCATGCGGAATAGTTACTGACGACCCAGAGCCATTGTAAGAATATTCCTGTATGTAGTATGCATACTTAGAGCTTGAACCAGTATCAGTATATGGAAGACCGTTATCAGTCTCATAGTACTGACGGCCCACAGAACTTACAGAAAAATTATTATCAGTAGCTGTGTTCTCTAATCGTAAGCCAAAATTTTGTCCCGCAGAGTAAAGATCGCGCCACTTAAGAGCTGACGTACCAATATCAACCGCTGCATTTGTAAAAGGAGTCAAAACATCTTTTACCTTAACTTCGCCCTTAGAAGCATTCGAAGTAGATTCTAAAACTAAATGCTCAGTAGCAGCGGTGCCGCCTTGCAAAGTTTGACCGCCTGCGCGTCCCGCAAGCATTGCAAATTGTGTGTGACCCGCATCGCCAGTAGTAAGGTTTCCAAGCTCATTATGTAAGATCTCTGTGTCAGGGTTTGAGGCTTCCCACTTACCACTTACAGAGTTGTAAAAAAGTGCGTCACCCGTAGTAGCACCGACAAGAGCATCGCGGAACGATTGCAAAGTAGCCATAGATATAGAGTTCGTGCCGTCATTGATAGTTCCGCTTAAATACAAATCTTGGTATCTCTTCGCAGTAGCCCCAAGATCGTCAGTATTGTCAACATTAGGCTCAAGAGCTTTCTTTGTTACAATCTTACCAGTACCGTTAGCATTAATATTAAAATTACTATTAGCACCAACCGTAGTGGCATCAGTAGCTCCAAAGTTGTAATTACCAAACTCACCACTTACGCTAGCGTCTACAGTGTCAGCAGCAATGTCAGTAGCTGAAATGTCTTGGAAACCAACGCTAGGAGCTGCAAACGTCACAGGATCTGTGTTTGTAATCGTGTCGCCAGAAATTGTAAAATCACCAATATCTGCGGAAGTTAAATCAAAAGAGTTGGCACTTAAAGAATCAATATTTGAAAGATCTTGACCGTTAAAATTATGCACGCCAGAACTAGAATTATATAAAGTTCTAACAGCGTTTGTAGTAACTACTAAAGTGTCCGCACCATTTCCTACAGTCAATTGATCTGTAATTAAATTTGCAAGATCTTCTACTGTCTGTGCAAGCATTGAAATAATGTTTGTATCAGAAGTCACAACATTAGTAGAAAAGTTTAACGACCCAATCGCCGCATCTGTAGCGGTAACTGTGTCAGCTGTAACGTCACCAGTAGTTGTAAGGTTTTCATTTCCAAAAGATATTGCGCCCGTAGAATCTGTGATCGAACCACCTGCAATCGTCATTGTGCTGACTACTGCCTGCGAAGCTAAGTATAAATTTAAAAATCTATTTGCTAAAGTTCCAAGATCAAAAGCGTTATCTACAGTCGGACGCACATCATCTGCAAACTGGACAAAACCAGTAGTAGGCCCTACTCCGTCACCGCTATTCGCATGAAGCGTAAGATTTTGGTTTGCAGTATTACCGCCGTAAACCTGCTGCCCAGCAAGTGTTCCAACGATAGGCGAACCACTTCCGTCTATGTCAGTCTTTCCTTGTTTGTACATGTAAAGATCTTGCGTCACATCTAAGAAGTTGGCCAAAATTGAATCCTGGCCCCAATCCATGTCGTACACTTTATGCCAAGATGGGCTCGCCTCACCCTCCAGCTGCTGCCATCTGTAAGATGCGGCCTTACCGTCACCATCGTCTAAAACAACGCGGTAATCGTTTATTGTGTTGCCCACAAGTGGCAAAGCTGCGGGGTTTGCTACTGATGGCTGAGTGTTTGGGTAAAATACCGCAAGCATCCAATCAATAGTAGCTTCTAAGTTTGTTATCCCAGGAAGTGCCGGGTTCGAATATGCAAATTCATTTAAAGTATGCTTATAAGGGTGCTGGTTACCGTTCCAAATCTGAAAACGATGTCTTGATAAAGGCCCGTTACTCATTAGAATGTCTCCCAAGAAACGTCCCACGTTCCTTCGTACTCAGCAACATAATCAACTTTAGCCGTAGCGCCCACATAAGAGTATCTTACAACATTGCAAGGCGTCCCAGTAACTGCGTCCATTGGAGCTGTGTAAAGGTATTCTAAACGATCGCTACCATCAAAGAACTGCTTTGATTTAGAATACTCGTTCATTGTAGATTTTAGTACAGCGGATTTATTATTTATAGGATCATTTGCCATGGTAACCTCGCTAGGTTTATGGTATCAATTTAACCCGATCTGTCCAGCTCTAATTCATCTAGTCTTGCTTCCACATAGCCTTGTCTTCAAGGCAATCTGCAAACACCCGCATGTCATTTAAGCCTATCCTATCGTGAGACTCAAATATCTGAAAATGCAAGAATCTTTCAATAAACCTAGACCCAAGCTCAGTACAAACCAAAGCCTTATTGTGATTTAAAATTGCAGTCTTTAAAAAGATGTCTATAGGAGTAAATAAGATACATAAAGCTATGAATAATATCTGTTCTACGGCATACCTAATACCAACATTGCTCTCTAACCACTCTAAGACTTTATACTGCAAATGCTGAGGCACATAAAACTGATACTGCCTTACAATTTTGTAATGCGTAAGCCACTCAGAAATAGGCGATTTTTTAGATCTTGGAAAAATAGACTCATACACCTGTTCTTCGCCGTAAGTTTCAAGACCAATCGCAAAGTGTCCTGCATCTACCTCGTCACCTATTTTTAAAAGTAAATTACCAGGCTTTTTCCACCAAACTAAGGGATCTGCAAAGTAAAACTTTATGATCACTCTAATACCCTGTGAAGATAAAGATTAACTGCAATTTTTCTTGTGAATAATCCAAATCCTGAAACGTATTTACATCTTATAGAAAGACCTGCCGTTATTTTTGCAGGATATGCTAAGTCTAAAGTTAGCTGTCTTGTAGCGCCAGAGGCTATTCTATATCCTGATACAAATTCCTTAACTACGCCTAGTGTTGGGTGATAAACTTGTAAATAAACTTCATCATCTATTATTCCATTTTCCACAATTAAATTGCCACCAGTAATAAGATAATCATCTGTAAGAGCTAAGTCTGCCTCTTGTGTATCAGAAGAACCGCAAGTCAAATAAATACTTTGACCTGAAAACTCCAAATGATCTTTTGTAAACTCATGCAATGTCTTTGGATTGTAAGTGGTATTCGTTGCCATTTTAAAACTCTCTCCAAGTTATTGATGACCAAACATCAGCAGTAGTTGCTCTTGACGATGCCGCCAGAACAATAACATCCGAAACGCCCCCTTGAGTGGCGCCGAAAACTGTATTAACAAGCTTAAAATTCTCTAAACTTTCAAGCCCTGAATCTCTACCCGATGAAGTAAAACCAGAAACCAAATCAGTACCACCGGTTAAGGCCGTTGCTGCAATATCGATTTGTACATATCCAGAACTAACTGCAAACGTAGCTCCTGTTAAAGTAGGATTTAAAATTAATTTCCAAACAACATCATCTGCGGTCTGTCCATAGATAGGCGACTTTAAAATATCAACTATTCCAGCTATGTTTGCGGAGTTTAATCTCACAGCAATAACGGGAGTAAATGTTGGCATAGCAGAAACTGTTTTAACAGTTGGTCTAACATATGTAAAAATACTACCATCTGCATCACTACCCTCGCCGAAGTTTTTAACTACTACACATGTCACAGACATTGTCGTGTTAGATGCCGTTGCCGCTGTGTTTGTATTCTCAAAACGAATTGGAAGATTTGCTGTTTTCATGTAAGGAACTGTTGTTACATTTGAAGAACTAACTTCGTGGCAATAAACAACAGAACCATTTAAGTAAAATCCGTATCTAATACAGGCTATTCCTTGCCACCCATACTCAATTACGAAAAGTTGATGCTTAGTGAAATCAACAGTTAAACCACTTGCCCCAGTGCCATCTAGCTTATCAATGTTCCATGCTGATTGAAGAACCGCCGTATCTACAATTGATCCAGAAGTGTTAGATCTAACAACCACGCTTGCTGTATTTGCAAACTCAAAAAATACCCCATTATTTGCATCAAACTGCCCTATGCGCCGTCGCGTATTTGCTTTAAGTCCATTTATGTTTGCAGATATTTGGATCAAAACAGATCTTGCTGGATTATATCTAATTCTTTTTTTAGATTGAACAATCACAGAAGAACCGCTTGTAGTTGTTGCTAATATGTCAATAGAGTTTGTATTTGTGTTCCAAGTGTTTGTACCACCAGTTGCAACAACCTCATTCCAAATTAAAGTCTGCTTATCAAAATTAAAGACAGACTCAAAAATGCTATGTGAAGTATTCGTTTTTAAGACCCCGAAAGAAGTAAGGTGGCCTGAATTAAATTTAACATCTGTGTTTAACCGATCAGACGTGTTACCAATCATCGTACCATCTGTAGCACCTTTTATCTTAACCCAACCTTGGATTACTTTTAATACAGAATTAATCATGTAATCACCATGCTTGATGAAGTGTAATCGTCACCACTATATGTATGAGTCCAAGTATATGTGTACAATATTGTTGTCCCATCAGATGCGTACTTCTTTGTAACTTCACTAGTGAGTAAATCACCTGTATAAGTAAAATCAGTTCTATAAATTCTATTGGCAGTTATAAATGTTGCTGAATTATAATAAGTTACATACGAAGGAACGTCACCTGCATATGTAACCTCTTGCCAGTAGCTAACGCCAACTTGTCTAATGGTGTCTGTCACAGGGATCTGTGAAATCTTACCACCAATTAAAGCTAGCGCAATTTGTTCAGCCATTTACCCTCTTCTTCAGGTGCCCTTGTCTAATCGCCTCTTTGTGTTCTTCGCTTAGTTTTTTGCCAGTCAATGCTTTTCTTACTTTTTCGACGTGTTCTTGGTCTAGCTTCTTACCGGTATTCCACGCTACTTGACCAATATGCGACTCAGAAAGTTTCTTTCTAGTCTCGTCGCTTACTTTGGTACCTTTTCTTAAAAGACCTAATTTTCTTATTTGTTCTAGTTGCTTCGGGGTTCTTTCTATTTTTTTGGAAGTCTTCTGAATCTTTTTCTTTGTTTCTTCAGAGTGCTTATATCCAAACATTTTGTTATAGCCTATGCTTGAATCGTGCGATCTATGAGCTTCTATCTGTCTTTTTTCTTCTTCTCTCGCTTCTGTCTCTGAATAATGATTAGACAAAAGCTCTATCTTGAAATTATCTATGCCAAATTCTCTAATGTAATCAAACATAGCGCTTCTTGGACTATTGTAGTGTAAACTAAGTCTTTTAAACAAAGTCCCCCTAGTAAATCCAATGTATATTTTGCCATTAGCTAAATTAGTCATTTTGTAAACCTTCATTGTGTGTACTCCTTTTAATCAAAGAGTACACATTATAAATAAACATTGTCAAGCAAGTTCGGTGTTAAGCCAGAACGACTACGTCATCAATATCAGTGTCGATTTCTGTAGCAGAAATTGCAGTACCTACTAATTGAGAAATCTGTGCGCCACCTGCAAATGTTGGAGGTGTTGCAGTAACGCCGCCAGCAGTTGCTAAGAATTGACGAGCACCTGGAGTTAATCCAGAAAGATCGTTATTAGTTCCTTCAAAATAAACTGTGGCATTGTTACCAGATGTAACCGCATCTAACAAAAATCCGTGAGCTTCTCTAGAGTTTGAATTATCAGCCAAACGAACATTTGGAGTACCAGTGTTGTCGTAAATGTTAACGTATTTTCCAGCGCCGATATTCTCAGAGGCTAAAACTAATTTAACATTTGGCCCAACACCTACAGGCAAAACCGAAACGTCTAATAAACCGTTTGAATCTAGCGCTACGATCTCGCCCGCATCTCCCGCTCCTGCTGAAACTACAGTTGCTTCTACCTGTGTGATTTTACCAGCTACTAGCTGAAGTGGTTTTTGTGCCATTATGAACTCCCCTTTATAAAGTTATAGGTGAGTCTATGCTCACCATTATTTTTGTTGCAGTCAAAGCCTTTCCCAAGACGACACTATAGATGTCAGTCGGAAGAGAAGGCGCTATACTTGTAATTGAACCAGTAGTGCTTAAAAATAGCAACTCATTTGCAGACCAAGACCAGCTCAAATCTTCTAGGACACCTAGCAAAATAACATCGACAGGATCGTTCGTTACAGCAGAATTTAAAGCTAACCCAATAACTAACCCCTCTGCTACTGTCCCATTACTTTTTCCAACGTAAGCTTTCCCATCAGAGGCCTTTACATAAACCGCCTTAAGAGCAGAAATGTTTTCCCCTGCAGCATACTCAATCCGCAAATAAGGAATCTTAGAAAGCTCAGCATTAAAATCTAAATTAAAATTTCCTTGAGATGGCTCGGTAACAACCAAAGCCGGATCGGAAGAAGAAATATTTATAGAACCAGCAATGGCCGCAGAACTAGATATCGAACCTATATTCTCGCAATCACTAGACATCTATCTCCCCTTAAAAGTCACATACGCCGTGTCAACATTACCAACGCCTTTTACCTGAACTTTTACAAAGTTTAACACATCTGAAACAGGAGCAGAAAAAACTATTTTTAATGATCCTGCGTTAATAAACTCATATATCTGATACTCTAGACCAACAATCGTAGACGTCGGACTTTGTATCGGCAAATTATAAAAATCATTTGAAGTAGTGTCATAGGTAGCCTGCAAACGAATTTGAACTCCGTTTGCACCACTAATATTTAACCACACCCCAATGCTTGTAACATCCTGGCAATTTATAAGATGGTTTATAGGTAGGTCTTGCCAAGAACCATTTAAAACTAAAGGCGAAGGAGCTCCTTGCACCGGCAGCAAACTTTGAACATTATTGTTAGAACTATTTATCAAAATTATTGCCATAAATAAAAAGAGGGGCTGTTAACCCCTCTTCCCTCAAGCTTAGTAGCTGATAGAGTGGATAATACCGCAAGTTGCAGGTTTTCTGAATTCTTGTTCACCAAAAAGACAGATATCGCAAACTAACTGGTAACCAGAAGTAGCACGAATACGGTAGTATTCTAATCCTTCTGGAGATTTCTTCTTCATAAAGAAACCGTTTGTTCTGAATGTCATCGCATTCATGTCTAAGAACATGATGATGTCGTCGTCCATTTCCTGAACGCCAACTAATGTGAATGCACCCTTAACACCAACGATTTCAATCTCAGTCCATCCGTACTTAGAAATCTTCGGAGTCTTAGCAACTACACGGTGAATTGATTGACCGCCAGAAACTAAACCATTCTCGATAGCTTTCATCACAGAACCTAAGTGTTTGAAAGACATAACACATTTGTCTGGAGTAGCAGCTTTCGCCTTGATTTTTAAAGTAGTCCAAGAATCAAACAACTTATCTAAGATGTTAGTTGCAGTGATTGAAGAACCAGAAATGTTCACGGCTTGTAATGCAGGCCATGCAGTTTTAGTTTGTCCGTGTAAAGTAGTAGAACCACCGTTTGCAGCAGACAATAAAGCAGATCGTGCAGAAATGAAATTTTCTGTCACTACACCACCTGATAAAACACCGTCATGATAAAATTTAGCATTTTGAGCAACTGTGTACGCAGAAACGTCAGCCGCTGCACCACCACGAGTAAGTGATAATGTAACAGTTGAATCGTTCACGTTAATTGCTGTAACATAAACTGTCGCAGGTACTGAGTTGTCGTCATCTAAATCAGCTTTCATGCCGATTTCAAAACGATCAATCTTATCAACAACCATGATACCAGTTGCAGCGTTTGTAGCATCAGTTACTTTTGCAAAGTGAGGACCGCAAAGTAAGTTGATTGATACAGCCATCTTCATGTAGTTCATGAATTCTTCAACTTGATCAGGTAAAATTCTTAAGAAAGATTGCTCATTAACACGACCGTCGTGCTGCATGATATCTGTTTCGTTAAATATTAATGATCCCCAAACTTCTTTGTAACCAGTAATAGAACCACGAACATAATCATACTCAGCAATGTCAGCTTGTGCAGTTAAACCACCAAACTTAACAGAAGAGGCAGCAGCTCCTTGGAATGGAACAACTACGTTTCCACCTTTCCAACCATTATCCTTTTGGATATTAGTTAGGTACCAATCACGCTGAATTAATTCATCTTTAAATAGATCATTCGGAAGATACTCATTGAGCATATCCTGAAAACTTCTAGTAGTAGCCATTTTTTCTCCTAGATACTAAGGTCTATCGACCAGTATCGTAAACTTGTTGTTGTAATTTTTTTAAGTCAGCAATTGACTTAACCTTGCTTTGTACTGGCGATGAACCAGTCGATTTAATCTTCGGCAAAGTCTCTTTTCTCTGGCTGCTGTCACTACTGCCTGTAGCCGCTTGTTGCTCAGTTGATGGCGGGCTTGCCATCTGAGATAAACCGTAAGTTTTCACTAAATTTTGCACAACTTCTTCCACTGGAACTGTACGCCCTTCTTGGCGACTCAGTGTCTGACCATGCATAATCACAGCGTTTCTAAATGCTCCTTGCGTTCCGGCGCGGGCATCAAACTGCTGCGAAATAGACGAGTAATCTGGCTTCGATAAAGTTGCTTGAAACTCATTTACAAACGCATTCGTCTCTTGCTGCTTCTTCCACTCGCGTAACTGCTCGTTCTCCAAAGCTGTCTGAGATAAACGTGTTTTCTCCTGTTCTTGCGCTTCCATCAACTGACGCTTTGCTGGGTCAGCTTCCAAATACTCAAGTCTTTTTATAGAATATTGCAAAATATCTTCGTCCGTCAATTTAAACGTATTAAAAAACGAACCAAGGTCCTTATTTTTCAAGTAAGACCCAACCTGTTTTAAATTATCTAAAACCGGAGCCGTCTGCCCCTTGTAATCGTTATATTCTTTTTCTAATTGCTCTCTCTTAGCCTTAACATGATCTAAACCATAAGCTTTCTCGTAAAGCTCTTTAATCTTGGCCTGTTTCTCCTGATCCGTAATCGCAGGTCGCAACCACTCGTCAACTTCTTTCTCCTCATCCATAACCTTGAACTTATAGTCCGGGGTCCATGCTGGCGCATCTACAGCTTGCTGGCTCTGCGCACTTTGCGCTTCTGCTGCACTAGACGCTTGAGCTTCCTGCGCGGAACTGGCTGCCTCCTGTGCTGCAATAGTCTCGTTTGACGTTGATGCTTGTGCTAATGTCTCTTGATCCATGATTCCTTCTTTCTAACCGCTTGCTTGCGGAGTTTTTTGTAACATCGATTGTAACTGCATCGCCTGCGGCGACATCTGCGGCGGCTGGCTTGCCGCGCGCATTTGATTAGCCATATCGCTAATCACAGCCTGACGCTGACTATTCAGCGCCTCTTGCGTTGATCCCTGCTCATCCATTCTTCCCTTTAACCAAGAAAGTGCCTCATATGGGAAACTCGCTCTAACTTGCTTAGACGGGTCTTTTGGATCGGGGACCCACATGTCGGATCTAACAAGTGCTCCACCGCTAGGTATGAACTGACTGTTAAGAGCCGCTGTATCTTGAATCTTCTTTTGTAATATATTAGAATACAATTGTACGATCTTGACATACATTTGCTGCGCTTGCGGTGGCAAATAAGAAAAGTCCGACTGACTCATTCTTGCTGTAAATTTCTTAATCGGATAATTTGGATCTGCATACTTGTACTCGTTAACTAAAGGCATCTCTCCTCGATCCATTGCAAGTATGTCGTTCACAGAGTTATCATACTCACTCGTGAAATCTGCAAACATCTGCTCTTTATTCAAATACGGATCAAGTCTTAGAAACTTTCCAAGATCTTCTTTCTGCAATTGTCCCGCAGCATATTGAATGTATCTATCGATAGACATCTTCTTACCAATGCGTGACTCAATATCCTCACTCTGCGCCTCTACTTTTATCTGATAGCAAAGTTTCTGCGCATTTTTAAATTCTGGAATATTTATTCTCTCACCACTTCCAATATCATATATTAAAGTATCTTCTTCAATAAAGTGTCTATAAAGCTCCAAAGAAAGCTCCGTTACTTCTATCAAAAATCTCTCAAGCTTTTGCGAATGCATACTGAATCTTGCTTTCCACTTGCTCGAAGTAAGTAGCAAAGCATACGGATCAATCTGCGCCGGTTGTTTCTCCTCAAGCTCCTCTGAAAGCATAGCCACTTGATACAACTCTGCAATGATACTGTTAGCATACCCAAGGTACTGCTCCCCAGTTCTTCCCGGAATCACCAAAGGACTCTGGCCTGTCACACTAATCGCGCGTACACCATTCAAATGCCCACCCGCAGACATCTTCCCACCATGCGTAAGCACAAGCTTATCGTCACCTAGAGTGATCTGATGCTCTGCCATCTTCGATCCCACACGGTTTAGCTCAACTTGGTACGGCTTAAGCTGCTTAATGTGACTTCTTCCACGAGGATGTGTAGGAAATTCGTCAAATAAACACCATTTTATAGGGAATTTACCAGCTGGAAGCTCCCCGTCCGCAAGCGCTACATTTTGCGTAAAAATATAAAAATAACCGTTCGGATACTCGTAACTTGGCTTATAATAGATCTCTTTTACCAAAACTGTGTTCTTTGAGTCCTTAAAACCACTATCATCAAACACCAAATAAGTAGTCTTACCATCTGGCTCTAATTTTTTTAATACATCATCTTGATCTTTGTAAGCATTCTTCAAAACACTCACATCAACCATCTTATGAAACCCGACCCATTCAGCATCATCAAGGCTTTTTGCATCTTTCGGTCTGAAAACATCAAAACCAAATATCTGCTCATACACTAAATCGCCAGTCCACAGATCTTTCTCACCGATTGGCTGACCTAACTCATCATACTGAATTTCTTTTTTCTTAAAGTTCCCTTTTTCCCAATCCCAAGATATTTTTACAAACACTTCACCAATACCAACAAAGCTAGATACCCAGTCATGAACTTTTTTTTCAAATGTATGACGGTATTTTATGTTGCTCCAAACTTTTCCGTGAAGCTCTGATGCTTTTTGATCTTTTAATTCTTTTTCATTTTGGGGCGCGATTGCTGTGCCGGGGCTCAATGATACAAATTTATTTATATAGTTTTTGTAAATTCTGGAAACATGATTTCTCGTTAATCTAATCTTCTGCTCGTTCTCGATTGTCATGTTCTCTCGAACATGACTGAGCCACTTCCAATTTTTTCTATTGTAATGCTCTCCAGACACTAGCAAAACATTAGATCTCTGCTCTGCAAACACTTCTCTATCTAGTGTGATACCATCTTCGTACGCTTTATTTAACTCTTGAAGTTTTTGTGCGCTATTATCCATATGCTCCTACTCGTCAGTGTCTTCCAATTGATCCTGTGCTAGCAAACGCTCGTATTCCATAGGGTCTAAGATCCGAAGCTCATCTAAATGCTGCTCTTCCTGGAGCTTCTTTAGCGCAAGCTTATCTAATTCCGACAGTTCCTTACCTTTATTGGTAGAAAACCCGTCTTTTTCTACAAAAGTCATCTCAATATGCGTGCCTGCCTCGATAACTTTTAACGAACTTAGTCCAAGTTTGCTGGCAATTCTTCCGCACAGCAATAGTTTTTTTTCCAAAGTCGAGCTTTTTGTTTTTGACATCCTAATACTCATTTCCCCAAGCCTCTAGCTCGGCCAACACTCCATCGTCATACTCACCAATCTTATCCGTAACAAACCCAGACCTCCGCTTATCCAGCTCACTCATCGCCTGCACTTTGTCCTCGGTTATCGCTACCGACAAAGGCATGATAGCTTCCCAATTTATCGGAGCATCTATTAACGCATAGCGAAGCGCGTCCACCAAATCGTCACCCTTCTCCGTATCTTCCGTAACCGTCAAAAGCTCAGTGCAAAGCTTATCAAGCTCATCGTCCCCGCTATCTATTGTTATCAGATCGTACCGAAACAACGTATTCAGCAGCTCGTCTCCACGCTGCCTATTTTTATCTGCCTTAAAGAACGGTTCCCCGTTCCTTGCTGCAATCTCATAAAAGTCCCTCGCCGCCGGATCATACTTCGCCGCCGTCACTCCAAACTTCTTAAGCTCCATGTATTTGTTATATAAATCCCCGGCTGTCGTAGCAACGCCATCGCCCCGCCACGCCTTAAACACCCGAACCCTTGTCAGCGACTTATCAAGCTCAAAAAACACCACTGCACTCTTTGAGCGGCGTTCCTGCCCGCTTCCCCAGTCCACTCCGCTATACACACTCGTCCCAGCTCTTGGAGCTTGCTCCAAACCAGCCGGAGGTGCATGCACGTGCCTGTCTCTTGCAAAGCTATAGCGAAGCCCCTCGTCCTGTACAAACCGCCCATGTATCCGCTTGAGCACTTCCTGCGGCGTCTTACACCGACTCTCTAGCTCTTTGATCCGCTCTACTGTCCACGACGACTGACTCCCGTCTTTGTAGTAAAGACAATCATACGCCGACACCTGTAACTTCCACGCTGACGGCAAAGCTTCATCCGCAAACCCAATACGCTCCATACACCTACGAAAAAAGTCCTGCCCCTTCGTCGCCGTAAAAACCGCGCTAAAATATCCATTCGTCCCCGCTATACGGAACATACACTCATCGTAAATGTCCACCGGAGGCTCTTCATCAATCGCAATATAGTGGGCCGTAATCGTCTGCAAATTGACCACAGACTGCTCGTACGACCGAAAGTGTAACGTCACACCACTATTGAATTTTATCGCCTCTACGTGCTTCGTAGACACACTCCTGACTATCTCCCAACCATACTGAGGCGAGTCCTTCATCGAACCCCTCGGCAAAAAGTCCGGCACCCACTTCGTCTCAACTTCTACGGTCGCAACCTTCGCAGACGGGTACATGTATATAAAGTTCCTCGGAGCCGTTGACCAAAGATGACCCCACTTCGAAGTGTCCGTCGCCCAGTCTATAACCTTACGAATCTGCGTCGATGATTTTGAAATCTGATTTGCCGCTGTAAGTAGCGCTACATGGTTTGTTGTGATGAAAAATTCCCAAGCCCAGTTGTACCAGGGCCAACCAAAAAGGTGCGGGAGTTCTTCCCGAAGCTTCGCCTCTTCCTCTAGCTCACTCAGTCTCTGCAAATCTTCCTTCGACGCCTTACTTCTTCTCTTTGCCACTGCTACTCACCACATTCCCCCCCAAGGTCCCCGCTCGCTCAATACGCTCCTGCAACCGCTTAACCTTGTCCTCAATACTCGACCCATCATCAATAACCTTCCGGCCACTAACATTCGTCGTGTGACTGATCCGCAAACTCTTCTCCTCAATCTTCTGAGTGAAATCCCCATGCACCCGCTTATCCAAAGCCGCATACATCTTCATCTGATAATCTAAATATTTGTAATTGATATCCTCCGGCAAATCTGGACTCGTACTCGTGTACTTCGTAAGCACATCCATGTTCCGCATAATATCCGCAAGCTTCACCCGATTCAAAACATCTATCGGCACTTCCGGCGTCAACAACCAAAACAAATGCCGCGAATGATCCGTAAACTTCTCCAACCCCCGCGTCGATATAAACCCACACCGCGCCTGCAAATCAGTCATAGGAATTCCCTGCTGCTCACACCGCCTCAAGTTATCCCAAAACATAATCTTAAACGCCCGCTCACTGCTACTCGGACGCACACTCTTCTCAAGCTCATCAAGCGACATCTCCAAAACAGAACGCGGAAGCACGCCCGCAATGTCTCGAAACATCGGCGGCAAATACTCCTGTATCTCCAAAATAAACTCTACCGGATCATCTAACTCATCATTTGGTGTAACATCTCTCATCCTAGAAATTTTTTATGTAAAAGTTATATAAGTCAAGGATTGTTGCAAATTACTCGGAAGGGGTGCCTGGGGTCGGATGGGAGCGCTTGGCGGATTTTGGGGCGGGTGCAAAGCGCCGGGGTTTTCGGGGCGGGGGTTTTCTGACGTAACGCTAAGGCAAAAATATTCCCCCACCCGACCCCCAGCCCCCGCCTCGAGCAACCCGCACCACGCACCAGCCACCGTGCACCTAAAAACCACTGCCCATCAACCAACACCCACGAACAATGGCCCTACCTTCAAGACTCAAGTACAACCATCAAGCGCCCTATATTTAAGCACATACAACATACTGTTTATATTTTAGGCATCATATATACCTGCCGCCTAAACTCCCCGCCAAGGCACGATAACAGACACCCATCGAATCATATCAACAAGCCGTCAACATTCAACCAAGGCCCGCTAACAACGAACCAAGGCCCATCAACCAACGCACCAACAATTCAGACTTCAAACATCTAACAAAGATTAAAGCGCCAAGCGTTATATTTTATTATATTGCAAAATATAAGAACTTATGAACCGGTATTTTGGTACAGCTAAAAAGATTAAGTTTCAAGAAACTCGAACACCGAATCATTTCACTCGGACCATGCTGCAAAGTAATTAGTTGCATGGAAAGCGGTGAAAGATGCGGTGTTAAGGCAATGTCAATGCTTTTGTTTGAGCAGAAATTGACAGAATTTTAACATGTTGGTAAGTGCTTGAAATTATTCAGTAAATACAAAAGAAAACGAAAAAATCACGAAAAAGTGAATTAAGTCTTTGAATTCACTAGCGAATAATCCGAAAGTGCGCCGCGCACTTTTGCGCACTCTCGCAAACTATTGAAATCATTATCCATGATGCGGTGTTCATGCGCAAAATCGGCGGAAGCAACTACTATATACAGGAAAATGGCACACATGCACAAGGTTTTAGCATAATTTTTATTCTTTTTTTATGCCAAAATCCTCTAATTAGTTTACTACCTCCGCAATATTTGCGCAAAGACATGATAAAAATTTAGTAATTTCAACAACTTATAAAAGTGCGCGAAAAAGCGCGGCGCACTTTCAGACTATTTCTTTTTAATTTCAACAACTTAACTCAATTTTTACACCTATTTTGCGCAAAGAATCCATAAGTTTTAGTTTAGTTTCCACTAAAATCTCTGGAACTCCGTACCATTTTCCTTAACGCACTAAACCATGTAAAAAAGACACACCAGAAATTAATTCATTGCATCCAGCCTAAAAATAAAATAAAAACCTAGTGACATTGCCGCTAAATAGTATCTAGCCCAATGTTTAGGCAACAAAACAGGTCTGTAAACAGCAATATTTGCAGACCACAACCAAAGAAACGGGGATAAAATGAGATACATAATTAAAGACTGGGCGAGTAATGTTTTGCAGTACAATGGCAAGTTTAATTTTTCAAGTTACGGGGCGAATACAGGAACCCCGTACCTTTTCGCAAGCTTTGATGATGCGTGGGATTACATTTTGCAAAACATACCAGAAGACAGTCACGACGATCTTTTCGTAGAGGAGTTAGTATGATTCAAACAATAACAAAAAGTATGTTTATAGATGCCTTTGCAAAGATGGATAGAAAAGACAATTTTAGTTATGCGGGGAAAAAAGCGTTGTATGACTTTCTTGAAGAAGTTGACCCTAGTTTTGATTTAGACGTTATAGCTCTTTGCTGTGATTATGTAGAGGCGGATTTTAGTGATATTAAAAAGGATTACAAAAAATTAAAGCTTAAGACAGTTGACGATTTAAGAGAACATACAACTGTTGTCTGGGTTGACGATGAATTTATTAAAAACCCTACAATTATTTACCAGGTGTTTTGATATGAATAATTTAGTTTTGCAACTAACGGAGTTTCAAGCTGGGGCGTTAATGTTTGTGACGTTCTATGTATTGGTGTTATTAACAATTCAGGAGTTACGACGATGAACTACTGCCATAAATGTTGTGAAATGTTTGAAGAAGAAGAGTGTCCATTTTGCGGGAATGATGAACCCCGCACCATTGACAGTATGTGCGATTACTCCGACGGCGACAGCTTTGCAAACAAAGACGGGTCATTTTCATATGGTACTGAGTATGTAGATTCAATAATAAAGGAGTTTTTTACATGATACGCAGTCCGAGTAAATTTACGAGTTTGTCTAGAATTTTGCAGATCAAAAAGGACAATTGCATGGGTGAGAATGGTAAGGAGTATAGTCTTTACGAGTTAGACGCTTTAATTATAGAGAAACAAAATAAAAAAGCAGCTGAGAGTTTGCAGCGGGCGCCTAAGCAAGAGAATGATTTATATGTGTCTCGTTATGGCATGAACCCCGACCCGTGTCCCTTTGACGCTGCTATTGCCAAAGCGTGGCGTGAGCGTGTGTGGGATTACATTTGCAAGTTTGACAATATTCATAATGAGCCCGAGTCGCGAGCAAAGGCCAAGCGTAAGATGTTTACTTTGCAGTATCTTTAGTCAGTAACTGGCGGGCACCAAGTTTCTAGGAAGTACCTTTTTTGTGTTTTGCAATATGCAATATTTTCTGGGTATTTTTGTTTTAGCTTTCGCATAAATAGTTGTCGGTTGTTTGGTTTTATCATCTCAGCTTCGCACCATTCGCAGAAATGTTTGAAAATTTTAAAAACATCTGCACGATAACCGGCACCGTCTAACCTTTTTTGTGCAATTGCTGGGCGCACTTGTACTTCTTCATATTTTTGGAACATGTTAAAGTATCTAAGGTACATGTCTTTATCTTCTCGGTATTGGTTGATTTCATTTTGCACTGAGCCCTTTGCAATGATTTTAAATCTTGTGGGGATTAGGCGGGGTAAACGGTCCACGAGTAGGTTTAATATGCCGGGGAGTTCGTCCACGAATTCGCGTTCGTAGTTGGGTATAATTTCTTCATCTTTGAAAGTCATCTCGAACTTGACTATTAGGAAGCGGCGGAAAAACCCGTCGCTTGAATCAGTACCGTAGGGTAGTTGGTTACAGATAAAAATAAATTTTGCAAAACAAGTGGCTTCAATTTCTTTTAGGAATTTGCGGTTGATGCGAGCTACACCACCACTGGACATGTCTTTGATTTCCTCCCAGAAGTTTTTATCGGTGCCGCTTGGGAGTTCCTCGAAAGCTATGCACCGGGAACCGAGTACAACGTCCTTACCAAAGTTCATGAACGAGTTAGCTTTGGAAAATTTCATGTAGTCACCTAGGATCATACGCATAATTTTGACTAAGATAGATTTACCGTTGGCCCCCGAACCGGTGAGCATGAGGAACTTCTCGTTAGATAGATCTGTGCCACTTATAGCGTAAGCCATATAGTCAAGGACTGTGTCGATTTTGTCTTGGTCGTTGAAGAGTATTTTGCGGAGCCACTCTTCGAAGTGAGGGCATTTTGCAGATGGATCGAAGGTGATTGGGGACTTAGTCGTGAATATGTAGTTAGGGGAGTGAGGGAGTAGTTGCTTGGTTTCCATGTTTAGGATTCCGTTTTGCATATTCAGAAGTAAGGGGTAGTTGTTGGGGGAGTTTTGGAACGTGATGTAAGGGTTTTCTTGCATCCGTGTAAAAACTTCCTGGGTTATTTGGCTAGTCACTTCTGGTTTGAAGTTTAGGCGAGCGATAGATTTAATGTCTCGCTCTGATAAAAATTCATACACTCCGTCGTTGTAAGCTATAACGTCCTCTGATTGTCGTAGGACCTTTGCAGATTTAGTTTTGATGATGTAGTTAACCATTGATTCGACGTCAGGGACGTGCTTGATACCATCTCTAGTCATTTTCTGAGTGTGAAAGCCTTGATCAGCGGTTGCAATGTGTAGCTCTGAGCGTAGTGAGATGGGGGATTTTACTTTGTTGAAGTTAGGACAGGCTTTACATTTACCCCAGACATCATTTATAGAGGCGCATGTTCTAGGTCCTGCCATACGTAGAGCTTGGGATATTTTTCGATCAGTTTCCTCGTAGCTGTATGACTCGTGAGGGGAAGATAGGGCGTGAGCGTCTTCTCTACCGTTTGGAAAGCGGCTTACAATAGATAGCATTGCGTACCACTCTGGCTCCCGAACCGCGGACGGGGAGTCTTTGCAAAACTTCAAAAAATCACAAGAGGACATAATTTTTTCAACGTCTGGGACTCCACCGAACCATTCTGTATAGTACTGTGAGTCGGACTCTTGTGTTGTGAGGTTAGGGGAATTAAAAGTATTGCTTTCTGTAATTACTTCGGGTAGGTTGTCGCTAGAACCGTTTCGAACATTAATTGCAGGCGACAGCCCAGATAACTCTGGGTTTTTGTCTTTTAGGGCCAAAATATCTGTAGCGTGCCCGTTAGATCTTTGCAAAATGTAGGCGTCTGTTTTCACACCTTCTTTGTTGTTGATAGTTTGCGGGAGTCGTAGGGTCTGAGTGGCTTTCATGACCATGTCTACTATACAGGGAATGTTTTGGTGTTCGAGTTCTTCTCTGAGAGAACGGAGAAACTTTTTATAGATGTTTTGCAAAATTTCAAATTCAAGTTCTTTGTTGAGTGGTTCGATGTGTGTAATGAAGTGGAGCCCGTTCCCCGAACAATTAACCCAGAATTGTTCTTTGGGGATTTGTGTGACGAGAGATATGGTGGCAAGGACTTCGCGCCATTTTTCGGGGTCTACTTTGTCTATGTCAAACCAAAAAAGATCGGTTCCAGTCCAGTTTCTTTGGGCACTGCCATCGCAGTGGTTCATTGAGATGTGTAGGTTTTCGTCAATGCCTAGGCGTTCTTTGATTCTTGGGACTGAGGTATAGGCTTCAGCTAATGTATTGTAGCCAATATTTGCGGGTGTGAGGGATTCACCATAATATATGTATAACATTTAGAGGACTCCGTTTCGTGCTATTAATTGCGAAATTTAGGATAACCATAAGTGTTAGGAGCAATCAATGAAAATTCCTGCAGTGGTCTTGATAAAGGGCGTCGAGTGGAAAGTGAAGCGTGTATGGAAGCTACAGGTTGACGGCGAGGACTGCTTAGGCTCTACAGATAGTGATAAGCGGGAGATAAAAATTGTGCACGGTCTAAAGGGTGAGGAGCTTTTGGATTGTTACCTGCATGAATATTTACACGCTATATTTTTTGAATACGGTATGTATCATAGCATGAGTACGGATATAAGCGAGATTATATCGCATAACTTTGCAAGTGAGCTTAGAACAAATTTCACTATAAAACCCCGCACCAAGTTGCGTTAAACTTTTTTCTTTACTTCATATTCTTTTTATATAATAGCTATATAACGAGGTTTATATGAGTATGGAACAAAGTTTTAATAATATCTGCGCTGAGCTTAACAATATAAAAGAGAAAATTCAGTGGCAAGACATTGGCAGTGCCGATGCTTTGCTGAAGATGTATATGGACAGATGTAACAGTTTAGAGGCGAAGCTTATTTTAGAGAGAGAAGATCACTCTAAGCTTAAGAGCCTGCATGCGAGACGTGTGTTAGATATGCAAAGTGATATAAACACGCTTCGGGAGCAGTTATATGCCGTGTCTGGTGAATAAGAAGCTTGTAGCTATTTGCACAAGCCTTGCGTGCTCTAGGGATCAAAACTCTGCAAATAAAAGCAATGGAAGAGTGTTCACGGATCTTAAAAGAAGTGTGTCGAACTGTCCTTATTGTAACAACTTTTTAGTGTGGAAGATGCCGCCTAGGTACGACAAGGGTAGAAGGGTAGCTATGGACTACTCTGGTAACGTGCTATGAAGAGCGAGGATAAGCGTGGCACTCTTTGCATAAGTCTTAGAGAGGGCGAAGTGTTCACGATAGGGCACGATATTTTGGTAGTGTACTCGAAGCAGATGTCTGCAAAGCAGGTTAAGATTGTTATAAAAGCGCCGAAGGATATGAAGATTGAGCGGCTTAAGAAAGAAGATGATAGAGATGAATGATACGGATAGATTAGAAAAGATAGAGCATAGAATAAGGAACGTGGTGTTTATGTTTTTACCAGTTATAAATAAGATGAACGACGATTACCCTTTTTTAACGGAAAGATTAGTGGATTTGTTGAAAGCATCAAAACACAATTATTTTGATGCGGGGATGATTGACTCAATAAATAGAGATTACTCAGATCTAGCTGGCGCTAGAAGATCAGCACTTGATGACCTTTTGGAGCGCATAAAATCAAAAGAGTATGGTGAGTAAATGAAAGACTTTGTGAGCCTTGAAAAAGGAATGTTAATTTCTACGGACATTTGTTGGTACGTTGTGGTTTGTATAGGTTTTAACTCAGACAACAAAAAAGAATACATACGTTGTGTCTGCGATAACGCCAACAATATCTACAGCTTTGAGTTAGAAGAAATCCACAGTTACTTAACCTTAAAAGAAGTTGCTGAAATTTCTTTACGTGTATATGTCAGAAATGGTTTTGTTTGAAGAAATATATGAATTGAAAATGCTAATTAAAAAGTTAGCCGAAAAAGCAGGGGTTTAAAATGACATTTAAAAATCAAGCAGAGATATATCAAGCGTTGTTAGACGGGAAGAAAATTAAACACGAGTCTGGGATGGGGTATGTTTTTTTAAATGATGGAATGCTTTACGACGACTATAGGA